TAGAGGGGGCTGACGGAGATAATCTGCCAAAGTCTGCGGTTTCTCCTGTTCCGCAGAATGAGGCAGATAAATCCGACTACTATGTTAGTAGTGGCTTCTATGGACAATACGTTGATATTGAAGGTGTATTCAGAAACGAATACGATCTTGTTAAAAGATACAGAGAGATGTCTCTGCATCCTGAGTGCGACGAAGCAATTGAAGATATTGTAAACGAGGCAATTGTATCCGATCTCAGCGACAGCCCAGTTGAGATCGACCTCCAAAACTTAAACGTCGGGGATAATATCAAAAAGATTATCCGCGACGAATTTAAGTATATTAAGGATCTCCTGGACTTTGACTCCAAAGCTCATGAGATTTTCCGTAACTGGTATGTTGATGGAAGACTTTATTATCACAAAGTAATTGATCTTAAGAATCCACAAGCAGGTATCCAAGAACTGAGATACATCGATGCTTTGAAGATCAAGTATGTTCGTCAGGTTAGAAAGAAAGATCCTAATCTCGCTAGACTGAATACTAACGAACCAACAAATTCACTCAGTCCAGAAATGGATGAGTATTTTGAGTACAATCCAAACTCAGGTAAATCGGGTTCGGGTTATTTACCAGCTGCAGGTGGAGCTGCTGGTGGAATTAAGATCGCAAAAGATGCAATCACATATTGCACCTCTGGTCTGGTAGATCGCAATAAACACAATACACTCTCCTGGTTACATAAGGCAATCAAAGCCCTGAACCAACTGAGAATGATTGAAGATAGTTTGGTTATCTACAGACTGTCTCGTGCTCCAGAAAGAAGAATTTTCTACATTGACGTTGGTAATCTGCCTAAGGTAAAGGCAGAACAATATCTTCGTGATGTCATGAACCGTTATAGATCTAAGTTGGTCTATGACGCAAACACGGGCGAGATCCGTGATGACAAGAAGTTCATGAGTATGCTTGAGGACTTCTGGCTGCCAAGAAGAGAAGGTGGTCGTGGTACAGAAATCACAACTCTACCAGGAGGACAAAACCTTGGTGAGATTACTGATATTCAGTACTTCCAGAAAAAACTCTACAAAGCTCTGGGTGTTCCAGAAACCCGTCTCGGTGGGGAAGGTGGTTTTAACCTTGGTCGTTCTTCCGAAATTCTCAGAGACGAACTGAGATTCAACAAGTTTGTTGGTCGTCTTCGCAAGAGATTCTCTAACATGTTCCTGGACATGTTGAAGACACAACTTCTTCTCAAGAACGTAGTCACTCCTGAAGATTGGACAACGATGTCCGAACACATTCAGTTTGACTATATCTATGACAACCACTTTGCAGAACTGAAAGAGAGTGAGTTGTTCCAAGAACGTATTAATAACGCCGCACAAGCCGAACAATATGTTGGTAAATACTTCTCACAAGATTATGTAAGACGTAAGATCCTTCGTCAGACTGATGAAGAGATTGTTGATCAGGATAAACTGATTGCTGCAGAAATTGAGGCTGGTTTATATCCAGATCCACTAATGATGCAATCGATGGAACTTGCAGGTGCCGCAATGGATCTGCAAAACAAAGCCCCATCAATTGAAGATCCTCAAGTCGATGAAACTGCCGTTGAAGCCCCTGAAGGTGGCGAAATATAAATAATTTGTAGTGTACTTACATTATCGTGGATTCTGAACAATTTGTTGATTTGGTGCTGCAAGACAGCCCCGCACATGAAATTAGTGATGCGATCAAGGATATTCTGTATGCCAAATCGGCTGAGAGACTTGAAGCTGGAAGACCTGTAGTTGCTGCAGATCTTTTTGGTGATGAAATTGATTATGAAGATGACGTAACCCAAGAAGACCCTACCACTGAGGAAGAGGATGGCTAAGTTTAAACCATTAGGAGATGAGGTCAATCTGGCCACAGGTATTGGTAATAGTACGAATGTTGGCAACGCCAGTGTTGTTCGAGTAACCAATGCTTCAGGTTCAACCGTTGTCGTTGGTCTTCAGACAGCTGGGTTCGTTGGTTTTTCAACCTTCACTATGTTGAATAATACCCAAGACATCGTTGTAAAGAGACCTGATGATCTGATTCATGCGCTTGGTGGAACAGTACAGGTTGTAAAAATCGCATTCACTCAATAAGAACAATGAAACTGATCAGAGAAGAAATCGAACAGGTAGAAGTTATCGTTGAGGAACGCAACGGTAAAAAGAGCCTGTATATCGAAGGTGTATTCCTCCAAGGCGATATCAAGAATCGCAATGGAAGAATGTATCCCTGTTCGACCCTTGATAAGGAAGTAGGTCGTTACAACGAAACTTTCATTCAAAAGGGTCGTGCTCTTGGTGAACTGGGTCACCCTGATGGACCTACCGTAAACCTGGATCGTGTATCACACAAGATCACTTCTCTGGTTCGTGAAGGTAACAATTTCATCGGTCGTGCAAAGATCCTAAATACACCGATGGGAAACATTGCAAAGTCCCTTCTTGATGAAGGTGTCAAGCTTGGTGTTTCCTCCCGTGGTGTTGGTTCAGTCCGCATGAACAATGAGGGCGTGAACATCGTTGGTGAAGACTTTATGCTCGCCACAGCCGCTGACATCGTTGCAGATCCTTCTGCTCCAGATGCCTTCGTTGATGGCATTATGGAAGGTAAAGAATGGGTCTGGGACGGTGGAATTCTCCGCGAAAAATATGCAGAGAAAACATACAAACAGATCAATACTCTTGTCAACTCAAGACAGCTGCAAGAGAACAAGTTGAGACTTTTCCAAGACTTCTTGGGAAATCTCTAATTTATAAATAAAGATAGATTAATTACACTTATAAAGTCTTAATCGGAGAGTTCAAATGTCCCGTGGTCAAAATTTACAAGAAATGGAAGTAGGCACTGCGCAATCCAAGACTGCCGTTAACGCTAATGCTGCTGCTGGTATGCCGATGGATACATCGGGTGCTGGTTCCTATGAGGATCTCGGCGGACCTACTCCCGACAACTACAAGTCTGATGATGACTCCGCAAAACTGCGTGAGCCAAAAATCAAGACTGTAAAAGACGTTGTTAATCGTGGCGCTAAACCTGCCATGGCTCGTGAAGAAGCCGAAGAGGTTGAAGAAACTCAAGAAGTCGTTGCTGAAGAAGAGCAAGTCACCGAAGAGATCGTTGACGAAACTCCTGAGTACGACATTGATGAGGATATGAACGCTCTCTTCTCTGGTGAAGAACTCACCGAAGAGTTCCAAGAGAAGGCTAAAACCATTTTCGAAGCTGCAATCAGTGCAAAGGTTGCTAAGATTGCTGAAGAAATGGAAGCAAAGAACGAAGAGCGTATCGTAGAAGAAATCGAAACCGTCAAGGCTGCTCTGGTAGAGCGCGTTGATGGTTACCTGGAGTACGTCGCTGACGAATGGCTCCAAGAAAATGAAATTGCCGTTGAACACGGCCTTAAGTCTGAAATGACTGAGAGTTTCCTCTCAGGCATGAAGGACCTTTTTGAAGCACATTATGTATCAATCCCTGAAGATAAATACGATGTTGTTGAGAGCATGGTAAACAAACTTGATGAAATGGAGACTAAACTCAACGAGCAGATCGAAAGAAATGTCTCCCTGAATCACCGTCTCGCAGAGTCGGTTGCCGATGGGATCGTATCTGAAGTTGCTGAGGGTCTTGCCCTGAGCCAAAAAGAGAAGCTCGCCCAACTCGCCGAGAGTGTTGAGTTTGAGAGCGAAGAATCTTATCGTGAGAAACTGGCTACTCTGAAGGAGTCATACTTCGGTCAGAAAGTCCAGAAAGAGACTTCGGAACAGGTGCTGAACGAAGAGTCATCAGTCGATTATTCGAGTTCGATGGCTAAGTACATGAGCATCCTGGATCAAGTCGCTAAAAAGTGAATTTAACATTATCAAACACACACTAACACTTTTAAATAGGTAAACGCAAATGTTCCAATCCGAGCATCTGCAGGAAAAGTGGGCCCCTCTTCTGAATCATGAAGGCCTTGGTGATATCAAGGACGCCCATCGTAGAGCGGTAACCGCTTGCCTGCTGGAAAACCAAGAGCGCTTCCTGCGCGAAGAAAGAGAATTCCTGTACGAAACCCCAACCAACAGTGGTAATGCTGCTGGTGCTGGTGGTGGATTCGGTGGTGGCGCTGCCGCTGCTGGCCCTACTGCTGGTTTCGACCCCGTTCTGATCTCCTTGATCAGACGTTCAATGCCTAACCTGATCGCCTATGATATCGCAGGCGTTCAACCAATGAACGGTCCTACTGGACTGATCTTTGCAATGCGTTCCCGCTACACCAACCAGAGCGGAACCGAAGCCTTCTACAACGAGCCCGATTCTGGCTTCTCTGCCCAGGATGTTGGTCAGGATCTGACCGCCGGCTTCACCTCGCGTAACGCTGGTTTCGGTACAACTGGTGCTCAGTCGGGTACTAACCCATCTGTTCTCGGTTCAACCGACACCGCCCAGGCCCTCTACAACGTTGGTCAGGGTATGGTTACAGGTGACGCTGAGGCTCTGGACGGTACTGGAAGCAACGCCTTCCGCGAAATGGCCTTCACGATCGAGAAAGTCACCGTCACCGCTAAGTCACGCGCCCTGAAGGCTGAGTACTCGCTGGAACTGGCACAAGACCTCAAGGCTATCCACGGTCTGAATGCCGAAGCCGAACTGGCAAACATCCTCTCTACTGAGATCCTCGCTGAGATCAACAGAGAAGTTGTTCGTACCATCTACAAGGTTGCTGAGTCTGGTGCTCAGGCTAACGTTGCTACCGCTGGTACATTTGACCTGGACGTTGACTCCAATGGTCGTTGGTCGGTTGAGAAGTTCAAAGGTCTCCTGTTCCAAATCGAGCGCGATGCCAACGCAATCGCACAAAGAACTCGTAGAGGAAAGGGTAACATCATCGTCACCTCTGCTGACGTTGCTTCTGCCCTGACCATGGCTGGTGTACTTGATTACACCCCTGCCCTGAACGCTAACCTGAACGTTGACGACACCGGCAACACCTTCGCTGGTACAATCAACGGTAAGTATCGCGTTTACATCGATCCTTATGCTGCTTCTGGCGGTGCTGAGGCCAACCACTACTACGTTGTTGGTTATAAGGGTTCTTCACCTTATGACGCTGGTCTCTTCTATTGCCCATACGTTCCTCTCCAAATGGTCCGTGCCGTTGGTGAGAACAGCTTCCAGCCTAAGATCGGCTTTAAGACCCGTTACGGTATGGTTGCTAACCCATTCGCAGAAGGAACCACCCAGGGTCTCGGCGCTCTGACCCAGAACGCCAACCGCTACTATCGTCGCGTCAAGGTGACAAATCTGATGTGATGTGGTACAATTAGTCTTCCGTGTGAAGGCTACTCTGTGCTTACCGACCCCCGAAAGGGGGTCTTTTTTTATAAATAAAGTTACCAACATAACGGTAACCATGGTTAGAAAAAATCCATTAGAAAGAGCCGAATACAATAGACGTAGAAGAGATAAAAGAAAAGACAAACTAGTGGAAATGTTTGGTAATAAATGCCATGATTGTGGTGGAACATTTCACAAATGCGCCTACGACTTTCACCATGTCAATCCAGAAGAAAAATCGTTCGCAGTTGCACCTGGACTAGATCGTAACTGGGAAGTTATTCTAGAAGAAATCAACAAGTGTGTGATGTTGTGTTCTAACTGTCATAGAGTTAGACATTATAGGGAAGATAGAGGTAACACTGAGTTTGATAGTTTACTGGTCTAAATACAACTAAAAGCCCATGGCTGGTAATCCCTGTTTGGAACAGGTATCAAACAGAAACTTTCTGTCACCTGTTGGATTTAAACTAAGAATCAATAAATGCCCCAAAGTTGACTTCCTGTCTGTAGGTGCAAATTTGCCAGGAATCACTCTTGGAACGGCATTACAACCAACATATCTGAAGGATATTGATCTTCCTGGTGATAAGTTGGTTTACGATGATTTTCGTGTAACCTTTATTGTTGATGAAGATCTAGAAAATTACAGACAGATCTATGACTGGATGGTTGGTTTAGGATATCCAGAAAGCCAAAAACAATTTGTTGACATGAGACAGGATGATGATTATTACCCCACAATTGGGGATCGAGATAATCCTCATGCAGAATTCTCTGATGGAACATTACAGATCCTGAACAGTAACC